CAGGGACAAATCGCACCCATACGATACCGATGTTAAAACGCTAACCAGGTATCAACGCCTAAACGGATGGTACAAGCGCGAACGGCAGCTGCATGGCGATTTCCGTATCGAGCAGATGAAAGACCATAAGTTTTATGATGGCGAGCAGTGGGATGATGATGATAAGGCCGAACTAAAGGCCCGCGGTCAAAAGGCCACCGTTTTCAACCAGATCAAGCCAACGTGCGATTGGGTTATCGGCACCGAAAAACGAACCCGAATCGATTATGTTGTGCTCCCCAGGGGGAAAGAGGACCGGCCCCTGGCCGAAACGAAAACCAAAATCCTTAAATATGTATCCGATGTTAATAAAGAGGGATTTCACAGATCCCGGGCATTTGAGGATGCGGTTAAATCCGGAGTCGGATGGATGGAGGCCGGCGTGCGGTCGGATCCGGATGAGGATCCGGTATTCGTCAGGTGGGAAGATTGGCGAAACATTTGGTGGGATACCTTGCACACAGAGCCGGATTATTCCGATGCCAGGTATCTATTCAGATCCAAGTGGGTTGATTTCGATATCGCCGCGGTTATGTTCGAGGATCGGTTGCCGGTTGTTAAATTGGCAGTGCAAAAGGATGATCTATACTGGCAGGAAGAAGATCAAACCATCGATGTTGACCCGGTAGAGGGCGAGGGCGGATTCGCGCTCGAACTATCCGGCGATACCGGTGTCACAACCTGGTCACGCAACCGGGTTAGATTGATCGAGGCCTGGTATAAGGAACCGATGCGAGCCAAGATAATGAAAGGCAAAGAAATAGGCACCATGAATGGAGTGGTGTACGATGAGGAGAATCCGGACCATGCCACCCTGGTCGAAGATGGGATGGCGAGCACCTATGATGCCATCCGGATGGGCGTGCGCGTTATGATTTTCTGCAGTAAAGGCGTGCTTTATGATGGACCGACCCCGTACAATCACAATCGATTTCCGTTTATTCCAATTTGGGCCCATAGGAAAAAGGTTGATAATTCACCTTATGGAATGATCCGGCAGCTGCGCGATCCCCAGGAGGATCTAAACAAGCGCCGATCAAAGGCCCTGCATATTCTAAACACCCGCCAAGTTGTTGCCGATGATAACGCCACCGATGATTGGGATGATCTAAAGGCCGAAGTCGATCGGCCCGATGGGTTGATCCGGATCAAACCCGGGGCAAACTTCACCTTTCAATCCGATACCCAACTGGCACAAGAGCACGTTATGCTTATGAACCAGGATGCCGAGTATATTGAGCGGACCGGCGGGGTAAACGATGAAATGATGGGGCGGCAAACGAACGCCATTTCCGGCAGGGCTATCACGGCCAGGCAGGAATTAGGAACCACCCTCACAATGACCATGTTTGATAATCTCCGCCTCGCATTTCAATTAATAGGCGAGGTTAAATTAAGCCTGGTCGAGCAATTCTATTCCGAGGAAAAGGTTATCAGGATCCAGGGAGCTCCGAATCAATATGAATTTGAGCAGATCAATTACAAGGATCCGGATACCGGCGAAATGTTAAACGATATTACCGCGAGCCAGGCGGATTTTGTGATTGATTCCCAAAACTTTACCGCCACCATGCGGCAGGCAGCTTTTGAACAGTTAATGTCGATGCTCGAAAAGTTACCACCCGAGGTGGCCCTGGCATTACTCGATGTTGTTGTTGAAATGTCCGATGTTCCTTTAAAGGAAACCCTGGTGGCCAGGATCCGCGATATCTCCGGCCAAAAGGATCCATCAAAGAATCCGGAAGATCCGGAGGAAATGGAAAAGCAGGCGATGGAGGCCGAGGAGCAGCAGAAACAAAAGGAACTATTAGAGGCAGTGCAGATGTTGGAATTGCGGTTGAAAGAGGCCCAGGCACGCAAGACCGAGGCCGAGGCGATGGACAAAGAGGAGAAAATCGAGCCCGATATCGGCAAGATCGAGGCCGAAACGATGGCCATCGAGCAGGATATCGAATTTCAAGACGAGGAGTTAGACTTTAAAAAGGCAGATGCAGCAGCCGGCCGAACCATCGAGCGGGCAGCTGCCCTGGCAACCATTGAAGCAAGCAAACGATCGGAGATAAACCCTAATGCCAGTGCAAGGGATAAGGCGCCTGGGGGCAAAGAAAAAAGATAGGGCCCCGATAATGCGTAAAATGATGAATAGCCAAGTCGATCCGGTTGATCCGGATGATACCGGCAAACCCATAGGGCCCGCCGCGGCCGCGGCAGCTCCGCCGGTAGCGCGGTCGGAACCCCCTCCGGCCTCGCCAATTATCGGAGGAGCGGGAAAGTCGGCGTCTGCGCTATCACCGGGCGCGGGCGCCGATATTCCGAATCCGATGCAAGCCGGCCCAGGCGTCAAGAAATGGGCAGGGCGGGCAGGCATAGGGGATCGAGAGGCCATTATCGGTGAAAAACGCAAAAAGCGCACGATGGGGAGATTGGCATAATGGCCAAGAAAATTACAGATACCAAAGTGAAAAAAGTTGAGCGCATGGAAAAGGTGGCCCCTCGATACGATGCCGAGTACCAGGCCAATAAGAATAAGGAATCCGCCTCCGATCGATACAAGCGCGAGCGCGATGAAAAGGCCGCAAAGAGGAGTAGCGCACGCGGAGGCGGCAGCGGCCCGGCAAGGGATAAGAAGAAAAAACACAAGGATCGAATGGCCATGATGAAAGAAACCACCGATCGTATTCGGGCCCGGCGATCTGAAATGAACGAACAACTACCAAAATTCGGAGGTAAATAACATGAGTGGAGAAGGCACAGCACCATCATACCAGGGGCGAAAACCCCAAAAGGACGTTATGGACGGTAAACCGGCCGGAGGCGAACCAAAAGCAGCCACCGCAGGCCAGGCCAGTGGATCATCCAAAGGCAAGAGCCCAAGTAAAAGGAATGTACCCGGCAAAAATCCGGTCAAGGATACCAGTATTAAAAATTATTAGTCGACCGGCACAAATGATCTATTAAGGAGGATCAACCCAATGGCAGAGAAGAAAAAGAAAAAAGGCCTTTTGGAACGCGCAACCGATTATGTTACCGATCTTGGCGTCAAGTATATGACGGGCCGCAAACGGATGGATGAACCACTACCCGCCGACAAAAAGCCTATACCGGGAACGCCACCGGGAGGACAACCCCCGATGGTTAATTTGCCGAAACCGACCGGCACCAGGAAGAAAAAGGACAAAAAGAAAGGCCGGGGCGGAGTCGGCGGAGTGGTTGACGCCATCAAAACCAGGCAGGAAAGATTGGATGAGGCCTCAGAATAACCAGGCCCTTAACCATTAACCTTTTTACCAATACAGGAGTATATTATGAACGCAAAAGCCGAGGATAAGGCAGCAGCACCGGCCCTGGATGATGCCAGGACCGACAAGGAAAAATTGACGGATATAGGTTTATCCGATGAAGAAGCGGCCGCATTGGGCGAAAAGGACGATGAGGCCGGCAAGGATGCCGGCATACCCGGGGAGGAAGATGATGCCAAAGGGGAGGGCGAGGCCGAGGGAGAGGGCGAGGCGGAGGGTGAAGCGGAACCGGCAGCTGCAAAAGCGAAAGTACCCGACCATTTTACGCCGATCGCGGCAACGCTCAGTCCGGACGAATTAGAGGAAATCGCAACCAACCTTGAAGATATCAAAAAAGAGTTTGACGATGGCGATATCGATTATGAACAATACACCGATAAGCGCCTCGAATTAGAAAAAACGATCTGGCACCATGAGCAGGCCGAGATAACCAATGAAAATGCAGTGGAACAAAGGTGGACCTGGGAGCGCGAATGGTATTTGCAAACCAATCCGGAGCTCGAAAATAGCCAGGTTGTTTATGGCGCCTTTGCTGCCCAGGTGAACGCATTATTGGCGGATCAGGAATTTGCCACGGCCCCAGGCTTTGATATTTTAAGCGAGGCACACCGGCGAGTAGCCGCGGAAGTTACAAGCATTACCGGACCCGGGGCAGGAGCAGCACCGGCCGGGATCCCGCCGGGATCCGACAAGCAAACCGCGGATGAAAGGGCAAGAACTGCCCTGGCAGCTGCAAAAGCGGCCGAATCTGGCAAGCGGCCACCGGAAACTTTAGCCAAAGTGCCGGCAGCAGAGGCCAATATTGATACAAATAAGTGGGCCCATCTTGATAATTTGGAGGGCGAGCAGCTACAAAAGGCGATCGATAAACTCAGCCCGATCGAATTAAAGGAATATGAGGACCATCACTGATGCCAAAAACGATTTATCCGGATAATTGGGAATCCTCCTCGATAGTTGACCCGGGGGCCCAGGTGAGTCCAAATGCCTATATTGCGCATTTTGCGTATATTATGGGCGGCGCCAAAATAGGGGCCTGGTCCATTATCGGCGCCCATTGTGTTATCGGGGATGGCGTCACCCTGGGGGAGAATGTCCAGGTGATGAGCCATGTAACCATGCAGGCCTGCGATATCGAACGCGATGTTTTCATAGGCGCCGGAGCTCGAATCCTTAATATGAAACACCCCAGGGCAGGCGGGAAAATGCCGAAAGAGGATCCCGTTTTGATTTGCGAGGGAGCATCGATCGGCGGCGGCGCCATCATTTTGCCAGGTGTAACCATCGGTCAAAATGCGATGGTAGCAGCCGGCGCGATTATAACCAAAGATTTACCGGCCGGGCATACCGCAAAAGGGCCCGCGGCCCAGGCATACAGATAATGGCCCTTTTAACCGATATGACCCGCGATGATGTTATCGAGATTAAAAACGGCGATAATCCGCCGATCAAGATCAAGGTAATGAAAAAGAGCGGCACAAAAGTTAGAATCCGTATCGATGCCCCCGAGGGCACCGAGATAAGTAAAACAGATGCGATTAGCGATAAAAGCTAATAGGCCCCAGGTTAAATAGAACCGCCTGTTAAAAAGAGCAGGGAAAGTGGCCACGGAGAGCGCCGAGGATGGCGCCGACAAGTGCAGGAGCGATCTTTCAACCCTGAACAAACCACTATCCATTAACTATTTTCAACAGGAGGCGTTAAAATGGGACAAACCATAATCGGGGTTAATGACCCCAAAGCAGTGAAAAAGTATTCGGCATTTTTGGCGGTCGATATTGCGCGGACCTCTTACTGGTCAAGAAAGTTTTTCGGCCAGGGAGTTGAATCCGGTATGCCGATCCATCAACTCAACGAACTGGAAAACGATGCCGGCGAGTACATTTCCTTTGACCTTTCCATGCAGCTGAAAATGCAGCCGGTCGAGGGGGATGATGTCCTCGAAAACAAAGAGGAAGAACTGAAGTTTTATACCGATGGCGTCTATATCGACCAGATGCGCGGCGGCGTAAACTCAGGCGGGCGAATGACCCGTAAGCGGACCATCCACAATTTGCGCAAAATATCGCGCAAACGTCAATCCGAATGGTGGGCCCGGGTATTCGATGAACTGCATTTCATGTATCTTTCCGGAGCTCGCGGCGTCAATGCCGAATTTGTTTTCCCGACAACCTACACCGGTTTTGCCGGCAACTCTTTAACCGCACCCGATGGCGAGCATATCCAGGTAGCAAACGGCAAAGTTAAAGCTACTTTGCTTGTTACCGATGTTATGACCCTCACCGAAATCGACAAGGCCAAAGCAGTGGCCACGATGATGGGCGGCGGATCCGGCGGCGGCGATGCCGGCACCGATGGCAACACCCAAACCCCGAAGATCATGCCCATTATGATTAACGGAGAAAATCATTACGTTGCCGTGATGAACCCCTGGCAGGTTTACGATGTTCGCACCGTGACCACCACCGGCCAATGGCTCGATATTCAAAAGGCCGCAGCGGGCGCCGAGGGCAGAAACAACCCGATCTTTAAGGGATCCCTGGGTATGTATAACAATGTGGTTTTGCATGAGCATGAAAACCTCATCCGGTTTTCCGATTACGGATCCGGCGGGGATATCGAGGCGTGCAGGGCCCTTTTCCTGGGAGAGCAAGCGGCAGTGTGTGCTTTCGGATCCCCGGGAACCGGCCTCCGCTTTGGATGGTTTGAGGAAACCCGCGATAACGGCAATCAGCTGATTATCACGACTCATTCCATTTTCGGCGTGAAGAAAACCACGTTTAACGGGAAAGATTACGGCATCTACGTGATTGATTCCGCGGCCAAGAATCCGACCACCTAAGACTGACCAGGCGGTTTAACCGATAATTGATTAAAACAGTAACCAACCATTAATTTTTAAGCAGGAGGTTTCAAAATGACCGAATATATTGCAAACATGGCAGGCGAAAAAGCACCGGGTAAGGCCCCTCATTCCGCCGGCGAGGTTTATGTATCCGATGGATATATCGATCTCACAGTGGCGTTAGAGGAGGGAGATTTCATTTCCCTTTGTGTTTTGCCCCCGAAGTGCGTGCCCCTGGGATTCTCTATCGAGTGCGAGGATCTTGATACCGGCACCACCATTACCTTGACCGCGGGCCTCAAAACCCGGGCGGGCACCGCCTTGATCGCGGCCCACGATTTCTTTGTGGATTCCGATGTGGGGCAGGCCGGCGGCATCAAAAGCAAGGAATGGATCGCGGCAAACTTTGACAATCTGCGAGTTGCCTATTCTCAGACCGAGCCGATGCTTGTGGCCCTGGAAGTCACGGCGGCACCGACCGGCGGCGGGATCGGCGGAGTACGCGGAGCATTGACCTATCGCGCCCAGGAGCAGCAGGACGTATAGGCCGGTGTATCCAGGCTTAGAAAGGTTTATTAACCCGGGGCCCTGTAATGGGGCCCCACAACCCAACAATGGGCAGGAGGCCATTTCCATGATTATTAAATGCACGATGAGAGAGGGAATCACCGAGGCAGATATCGAGGGATACCGATACACCTTTCGACCAGATTCAAACGGGAATCCATTATGCAGCGTCACCAAAGAGGGGCACATAAAAGAACTTTTGAACATGGGCCCGCATTGTTATGTCGAATGGGCGCCACCTTTACCGGTCGAGCAAATGTCCGCCAAAGATATTTTGGCAGCACCCGATGGAGTCTATGAGGACGAAAAAGAGCAGATCCGCCAGGACCAGGCAAACGCCAAACAGTTAGAGGCGGATGCCGAACAGAGGCGCGAAAGGCAAATGGCCGAAAAAGAAAAGGCGGATGGAACCGGGAAAGCAGAGGATCCGCCGGAATTAAAGATTAATACGAGCCCGGCGGTTGCACTGGCCGAGGCCAAAATCGCGGAGATAATCAATTCATTCAAAACATTAACGGTGCCTAAATTCAAAGAATGGATCGAAATAAACCGGGATTTAATACCAACCATGCCCGAAGATGTTAAGGCCGCGATCGCTAAAAAGATCCTGAAAAAATTTAAAGGCCAGGATCCGGATATCCCAGGCCTGGACTTGGAGAAATATGTCAGCACCGACCCCACCGATAAAGGACATAGTAATAACAAGTAAGGATCCGGAACTGGTTACGATCCTGAAAGATATTAAACTCACCATCGAAATCCGCGAGGGGCGCCTGGGGGATGCTGTCTATCAATATCGTTTTATTGATTACCAGGAATTGCTTGAAATTCTGGCAGATATCAGTTTCAGCCAATTAAAACTTACCGAATTAAGCGAAGATCCGCCGGATCCAATCGAGGGGCAATCGGTTTTATGGCAATCCGATGGCGCCGGATCCGGCGATGATGGTGATATCATGGTGAAGATTACCGCGGGGGGAGTCACCAAAACGATAACCTTAATTGATTTTTCTACCTTTTAGGAGCTCGAAAAATGGGATCCATTACAGTCGGCAGTGTGATAAACGAATTTGAAAGAAAGATCCTCGATGAAACCAACGATGATACCGATGAGGCCGAAAACATAGGGATCTTTAATAATTGCATCCGGACCATGATAAACCTGGCCCCGAAGATCCATAGCGAAACCGAGGCAACCCGCCTGGCCGCGGGAATACTGCAGTTTTTGCCGGCCAAAGGTTTTGAGTTGATCGATATCCCAATGAACATGGGCCCCGAGGGAATCACCCCGGGAAACCTGGTCCGCGAAACCACCCTCAAAATAATGTCCGATGTTTACCCTCAGTGGACTACCGACACGCCGGCGGAATTTATCGAGCACTTTATGAAAGACGATGTTGAGGAACGCCGGTTTTATACCTGGCCACCTGTAACCGACCAGGTGCAAGTTTGGGTATTAATCCAAATGAGCACCCTACCGGGCCCGGTTGTCTACGATGTTGATGGCGATTGGCGCCTGCTAACCATCCCGGTCGAGGACCAATATATCGATGCCATCTATAATGGTATGCAATATATGTATTTCGATGATGATTCGGATAACCCAGGCAACACGCCACGATCGGCCAATTTCTATCAGCGATTTATGACAGCATTACAGATCGAAACCACCAAACCGAGGCAACGGCAATCATAAAGGAGTAGCAAATGGCAACCGTATTATA